AAAAAGCAACACAACGGCTAATCGATCTATTGAAGAAAGTGATGGCAAAATCAAAAGCACGAGCTTTGAGCAAGTATCAGGGGTGGCAGCCGTCACCCGAAGATATGCGAAAGGCTGCACAATCAACCGCGGCGACATTGGTCAAGGACGTAAAAGATGCGAAAGCGTCTCAAGCGCCCAAGGTCATTGTCGTCTCACAACCTCAGAAACCGCAACACTACCAGTCGAACAACAACAGGGCTGCAGTTCCCCCCGACGTTTCCAACAAGTTGAAGACAGCGTCGAGCGGGTCAGCAGCAGCTCTAGCTGCGGTTCTGCCTGGTCAGTATGCTACTAGGTACCAGGCTGGGTACGCAAATACAAGAACATCGGTGGCAACACCATTTGTTGTTGAGTCTGTGGACTTTTCAGTAATGCCTGGTGATACAGCAGAGCTCGGCGCTGGCTGCATGTTTGCAGCTGTGAGCCGGGACCCGCTAAATGCCATCATTCTGTATGTACCCAACCCTAACGCATACGAGGGCACGTACCGGGCTCACTTCTCAACACAGGCAACCCCTGGTGACGAACCAGTTGTGATGGATCGACTTTACGTCTTACCACAACCGGATTATGAACAGTGGTTGACATTTGAGAAGTTTGTCGATTCAAATATAGGAAATCCGTTGAAGATACACCCTCACGGCAGTGTGATGTATGCTCGCAGTCCAGAAACCCAGCAGGACATGAAGTTTGTGTACATGACCAAGAACGAACAGATCCAGATCAACATTGGAGATTCTGGAACATTACCGGTGACTACACCGTTTTCTTGGACAATGTACAAGTGGAATGGGACTAGACCAGAACCAACGCAAACCAACGTTGTATCGGTAACTTACACAGATGTTTGGTCAGCCCCTGAAAGTGGCAACTATGCTTTTAGTTTCCGCTTTACTGGGACTGTGTTATCAAGCGCTGTCACCGTGAAACTTTGGTGGACAGTCAACAACCCTGCCCACAACCACTACAATGTGCACTCACATTTAGGGCACATGCCAATACCTGGCCTGTCAGAGCGGTCATTGATGTCTGCAATTCGTGTGAATGGGTGTTCACTCATGATCACGCCAGACTCAACAACTCTAGCATCAGGTGGGCGCATTGCCGGGTCGCAAACAGACGATTCATTCCTCGTAGAAAGTCTAGTTAGAAACGTGGCTGGAGGGCAAGCTACCGACACAGTGGAGAATCTAGACGAATCCGTCACAATGGATTACCACAAAGGAGGCTATGCTTTCCACAAACCTCGCTCTTCCAAGAGCTACGATCGCGTTGTGCCGATAAAACATAACTCAGATTATCAACCACGCAGTGTTGATGGGTCATCAAGTATATCCCAAACTGTTAGCGGCTATTACAGCAATCTAACAGCTCCTGATGGATGGGTTGTCTATGCGATTAACACCCCACAGGCCCCCGTCGGAGTGTTTGCTGATAACTGGCCCGGAGGCATTGCGCACTTGTCGTTCTGTTTTAGCGTTGAGTACTGGCACAATGACGTTTGGATAATGAAGGAATTGCCCCCGCTGGGCACTGCAGACTACGCCTCTGTGATGCAATTGATTGGGACTGCTGATCAATTCCATTCTAATGCAATGCACTTGTCCGATTTGAAGAACTGGT